GTGATTGTTTTTCCAATACCCTGAAAGGCAACGGCACTGCTATCTGTAACAGTCGAAGCAGTAAGCGGCCCTTCTGGGCCTGCGGCATTATTAGCAACAAGATTTTTAGTGCCAATGGCAGCCCAAGATGCGTCGGAAAATGTATTGCTATAAGTAGCAAGGTTAGTCCTAGCCTCTTCCACCAGCAGCCCACGCGGCAGAAGCGTCACGGGGTCGTAATCGAAGCGGGGGCCGTAATAGGCAGTGCTGCTCGGTGCCGCACCGGGGGTTGGCACATAAGGATCGAGGCTGGCGCTGTTGGATAGCTGCGCGCCGTAGATGTAGACGCCGGAGTTGCCGTCGCCTGTGTAGGAATTAACGCCATCCGCCGTAGCCAGATCGACAAAAAGTTGAGACAGGCTGCCTGAAAGAACGCCAGTTATAGAGACCCTATACCACCCGCCACCAACGTCCACGATGCTAGACCGAGTAACGCCGCCGGATATAGTTCCAAACTGCCCTGTTGCAAGGTTTACGTAAGCGCCTGAAGAGGTGACGCCACCATCAGCTATACGGCACCAAGTTCTTCCCGCTGCTTTCAGATACACCGAAACGGTTACAGGATTGCCCGTGGCAACTGTGACGGTCCCAGAAGTTATGCGATGCGTATTGGAGGCGGTCGTATCCTCCATCAGTTTCTGTGCATTGAACAGGCCGTTTACTGGATTGGCTTGCGCACCAGTGACTATCGACGCCCGTGTCTTCGTCCACGCAGCATTATCGAACGCCTCGCTGAACCCCAGCAGGTTGCGGACGCTAGTGTTGTTGTAGGTGGTCGCGGTGGAGCCGAGTTCGAGTTGTGCGCCCCAGATTTGGATACCAGTGCCGTTTGTTGTCACCACATCGCTATTGTCAGCGTCTGGTGTAGACAAGAATATGTAGTTAGAACTGAGCGTCGTAGCGGACGTTGTGGTGATCCTAAACCAGCCGCTGCCAGCAGGCGTAATGGTGGCAGCAAGCACTGCTCCACCCATTGTTCCGACCACACCATTCTGCAAATCAAACCAGCAGTTATGCGCGGGGCTAAGGGCTGCCGGGGTAGTCATGTAAACCCATCGCTTACCAGCAGATTTAACGTACACCGACGCCGTTTGAACAAGGCCAACAGGAGTTGTAACTGTCTGTATAAGACGGACGCCAGCCGTATTTCCGCTGCTTGTCGGTATCCAAGTGTCTGCGGTCTGCGTCCCATCAGGGGCGGTAGCGTTGTTGGCTGTGATCGTGCTGCTGTTTTTAGCCCAACTAGCCGCCTCAAAATCCTGCGAGTTCGTCACCAGATTATTCGGTGCCCACTGGATCAGGCCATTCGGGCCGGTGACGGTTGCGTTGCTGCCACGGCTGAAGGTGATGAGGTTATCGAAGGTCGTAGTAGCCATATCAGTACCCCACCGTGTAGGTTGGCGAGATGAAGTTCAGAGCCAGCGGCGAGGCCAGTGATGGCGCGGTCAGCGTCTGGAGCGAGGTGTTCGGTAGGCGCGTGTTGTAGTAGGCGATGGCGCGGATGTGTCCGTTGAGGTACGCCGTAAACGATGCGCCGATCTGCAACCTGTTGGGCGTCGGTGATACAAAACTAGTGTCGGTCGTGCCGATTGCGCCGTTCAATGCAGCATTGGTATTATTGGCAGCATAAGCAGCACCCATTTTAAACGGTGTGTTCGCTGCCGTTGTTCCGACTGTGATGTTGGCCTGAACAACACCCGCCCTCCATACGACGAGAGAACCGCTTGTTGCAGCGGTTGCCATTCGTATTTCTTCGTTTGATGTGCTGTCGTTCGCATCAAGGATATAAAGATTGCCTGTTGCCACATTGTCAGCATCAGCAACAAACGTCCCCTCACTAAAGTTATACCAACTAGAGAAGTTCGTCCCCGTCATAGTCGCAACGTCAGCCGAGCGGCTAACCGTAGAGGCAACCGTGGGAATGTAGCTGGTGGTAAATGCGCCTGCTTCGAGTTGTGCGCCCCAAACGTAAACGCCAGAGCCGACAGTGCCAGCATAGTTGGCAGTTCCGTCAGCAGTCGCCGTTCGTATCTGGATGTTTCCGGCGTTGGCGATAGGCGTGAAGGTAAGCGAGACGCGATACCAACCGTTACCAAACGGCACAATGGTTGCGGAAGGTGAACCAGTGCCAGAAACTGTGCCAATCGTGCCGGTTGCAAGATTGAAGTATGCCGTGGCTGTGACGTTATTGCCTTCAGTCAAAGCAATCCAGTTACGTTCCGCTGCCTTCACAAAGAAGGTTTGCGTATACGCGGCTCCTGAAACTAGCGTGGCAAGCTGGTTGATCCCGTGAAAGCCTGTAGCGGCATCTTCTGCCAACTTAAGCGCAGTTGCCGTGCCGTCCGGTGCGTTCGTAACGTTTGCAGTTACGGTTGCGTTGCTCTTGGTCCAACTAGCGTTGGTAAACTCCGCAGAGCGCAAAGCCAAGTTCGTCCGCGCTTCCTCGATCAGCAGGCCGCGAGGTGCCAGCGTGACAGGATCATAGTCAAAGCGGGGGTCCGTATTGCCGACCACCTCGATAAAGCCGGACGCATTGACGCGGGTGGCTCCCGTACCGCGTGAGAAGGTGATGCGGGGGTCTAATACTGGGTTCGTGAAGTCGAGCAGCATCGTCGCGCCGCTAAAGGGACTCAATGCCCCAATAGCGCGAGGTAGGCGATTTACATGCCCAGCGCCGCGTCCACCCCAGTGAATAGACATTAGATACCGTAACCTTCAGTGAAGAAGATGCGACCAGATACGCCAGCAGCAATCGCAGCGATATAAAGCAAGCCACCCTGATCAGGGCTTAATGTCAGCACTTCATGAACGCCAGGGCCAACCGGAAGGCTGTTCGCCGTGGTCGCAGTGACAGTCACATCACCCCAGTTAATCCAAACTGTGGCCGTGCCGTTGTTCATAATGCGAACGGTAATCGGTGCATTGCAATTGCCAACCAAGACACGCTGAGACGTTGCAGAAACGTCAATGCTGACAGTCTTGTTTTGAGCAGGAGAGAAGGAACGGGTCATTTAAAAACTCCTTGGAAGGACACTTATCACATTCAGAAACCTACGTCACCACTTTACGGCTTCTTTGAATTAGCCGACTTTCCAAACAGCGCCATCGCTATAGACGGGAACCTTGTTAGATCCGCCACCAGCAACAGTTGCGCCGAAGGTAGCCGTGCTGCCATCAGTGATGAATGCACGCCCACCCGTTAGGCCGACAGCGCTGGGAAGCTGGGCGAAGGTCGAAGGCTGCGTCTGCACGGAGTTGCAAACAACGCCATCCATATTCGCTTCGATATATTCAATCAGCGTTGTGATTGATGCGCGGCGGCTATCACCCTGATCTGGAACCCATAGAACGACATTGTTGCCGCCTGATACCTGCGTGATTAGCGGAAGCTGATTAATAACCGGCATTGATTAACTCCATTCAATAGGGCCATCAGGCCCAGCATCAACAGGATCGACAGGAGGATAGACGTAAGGGTCATCCCAGCGCCAAGGCTTGTTGCCCTGTCCAATCGGCATGGTTTCGGGAAACTGTTTCTCAAGCGGGAATGCAGCACGTTGCATCAGCACGTTATAGGCATTCTTCGCAAGAACCTTGGTGTCAGGCGATACGGTCTTACCATAGCCTGGAGCAATGCGAACAGCGAGATTGGTGATTACCGCTTCCCATGCGCTATCAGGCGTGCCGGTCTCTGTGTCTAGATCGCTGTCTTGTGGGCTGCTGGCGATGGGATAGCCTAGACGGATGCCTTGCGCGTTCCATTCCATCATCATGGCGTCCAAGCGTCGTAGTGCGCCCTCAATCTGTTCAGGCGAGAGATCGAATATATAGTCCGCTAATCCTATCTCTTCGAAGGCAGCAGTGACGAATTGACGCTTGGTCCAAGACATGATCAACCTTCCAATGCAGCAGCGATGCGCTCGGCAAGCTTCTTATCAGATGTTCGCGCATTAAACGAGACACCCATTTGCTTCGCCTTGGTTTCCAGTTCATCGCGGGTCGGATCTGAAACTTCGTCGATAGCGTCATCAAACGCTTCAGCGGCTTCGATAACCTTTGCGGCTTTCTTGACCGCAGCGGCTTCCTCATAAGATGCGAACCAGCCTTTGGCGATCAACGCATCAAATTCTGCCTTATCAGCAGCGCCTTCAGTGTCATATGTTCCGCCACCGGGCTTTCTAAATGGGCCGGGCGTGCGATACATGATCGTCGGAAAGTCGGTCATTTCTTTTTCCGCTTCGGTGCTTTGCTTGGCTTACCAGCTTTCATTGCCGCATCACGGGCAACGTTGAGAGCAATGGCGATGGCCTGCTTTTTCGGGCGTCCAGCCTTTTCTTCCATCTTGATGTTCTTGCCGATGCTCGACCGGCTGTAACCTTTTTTCAACGGCATCTCATTTGCTCCTTAAGGAAAGTCGGGGAGGGTGACTTCCAAACCCTCCCCGACCTATCATTAGACCTGATTGAAAATCAGAACACCGCACTGCTCGGGGTTCGTCATCACAACGCCGTAGAGCGTATCCAGCGTGTAAAGCGTCTGGAAGGTCAACGGGTCAAACCGCTTGGTCATAACCAGTTCGATGCCCTGATCCGTCGATGCACGCAGAACGTCTGCGCCAGCGCCATCAGGAACAGCGTAACGGCCAGGAAGCAGTTCGATGCTGTCCTTGCTCCAGAACGGGTTAATGCTCGATGCACGGTTGTTCAGGAGGTTGATCGGAGCAGTTGCCGAGGTCGAAGCGACTTCAACGTTCTTGTACTGCTGTTCAGCATCCGTGGGCGAGGAGTTCGCACCAATGATCGGCGGGCTGATAACCATGTTCGTACCATCAACAATCGAGATAACGCGGAAGGTCTTAAGCTGACCAGTCGTGCGCTTCGTGATCTGATGGACAGCCTGAATGCCGTCAATCGTGAACATGTCGCCAGCAGTGATGCCAGTTGTCGAAGAGACAGTGACAGTCTGATAGCGGTTATCGACGTTGAGAACGCCAGCGGTTGCTGTGGTGGTTGCACGCGGAACAAAGCGAACCTGTGGGCCGTTGGTTGCAATCGTGCGGCTTGCTGAAGCAGCAACGCAGCGGTTGGCGTAGTCAAGCTTGTAAGTTTCGAAGCCAGCCACGGGACCAACATACGAACGCTCATAAGCATTAGCCGACTTCGTTCCAGTGAACGAACGAGTAGCAGCAGCCAAGTTGCCAGCCATGCCGTTGTAATCGCGGCTCGACAGAGCGAGATAACGATCTTCAGCCATGACACCCTGCTCGTTCATGATGCTATCGCACAGAGCAATGTCATCATAATCGCCAGGAGCGCCGACAACGGGAA